GACAGAGCATACGACAGTATGGATAACGAGATTTACCTCGGAAAGAAAAGAGTGTATGTAGGGACTGGAGCAATAAGTTTTAATACTAACGACAATGGAGAAGCAGTACCGGCGTTTGACCCGAACGATGTTACTTTTTATGCAGTACCAGGAGAAGAAAATAAAGAACTTGTAAAAGAAAGTACAGGAGACTTGCGAATTGAAGATATTTCAGCGGCGGTTCAATATAATCTAAATATTGTAACTAGCAAAGTAGGGCTTGGACACAATTATTATAAATTCAAAGATGGGCAAGTGTATGTAAATACAGATAATGTCATTAGTTCAAATAGTGATGTATACAGAAAAATACAAAAGCAGCAAAACATTACAACAAAGGCTATTATTAACTTAATATATTCAATAGCAGAATTGATTGGAATAACGCAAAAATTTAGTGTAAGCGTATTTTACGACGACTCGATTATCGAGGATACAGATAAAACACAAAAGAAAGCACAAGCAGAATACAATTCTAAACTAATTTCTAAGGCACAGTATTTTAGAGATACTCGCAAAATGAAAGATGCAGAAGCATTGAATTTCGCAAAACAGATGAACGAAGAAATAATCGCAGAGACAATCACAGATGGATTAGAAACAGCAGGAGATGAATAATGGAAGAACAAGCCTTTGAAAAAATAATAGCCATATATTGTGAATTAGAGATAAATTTACTTAATGAGATTGTAAAGCACTTCAAAATAAACGAGGAATTTCTCAACAGTGACAACTGGAGAATGCAAAAACTAGAAGAACTGGGGCTATTAAATAGTGACATCGTGAAATATATCTCGACAACAACAGGAAAAACACCAAAAGAGATAAAAAAAGCACTTAATGAAATTGGTGTTAGTTCAGTTAATATGAACGATTTAGATAAAGCACATAAAGACGGATTTCTTAAAATAAATCCGTTTATTTTAATGCAAAAACAAACGGTTCAAAATCTAGTAAATCACTCATATAACGATTTAACTAATAGGTTTTTAGAAATTAGCGACAAAATTGAAAATGCGACAAGGGATGCCTATTTAGATGTGATGGAAAAAGTTTACTTACAGACCACAGAAGGAGTAACATACCAGGAAGCGATAAGAACAGCATTGGTTGAACTAGGAAATCAAGGAATTACTACTCTAAAATATAAAACAGTAGATGAAAATGGAAAAGTAACAGGAATACGAAACTACGATGTGGAAGGAGCAGTAAGACGAGAATTATTAACAGCATCACATAATTTAGTTAATAGTATCAATATGGAGGTAGCAGAAGAATTAGAAGCCGAGTACATTTATTTGTCAGAGCATACTAGATGTAGAGAACAACACTTTCCTTGGCAGGGTACTATTATTAAGCGAAAAGACTTGGTCAAAGTAACAAGACTTGGAGAAGTAGATGGAATGGGAGGACCAAACTGTAAGCACTATCCAACTCCATACTTTGGAACAGCAAGAGGGAGCGAACTAAAGCAAATAAGACAGGAAGAAGCGGAAGAACAGTACAAATTATCGCAGCAGCAGAGATATTTAGAACGAGGTGTCCGAAAATGGAAAAGAAAAGAAGGAATATTCAAAACAGCAGAAGACAAGGAATATTACGAAAAATGTAAAGACAAAGTGAAAGAATGGCAACTTAGAAATAAGAAATTTATAGAAGAAAACAATTTGAAGCGAACATTTTCAAGAGAAAATGTGGAGAAAATGACAAAAGTACAAAAAGATGATATAATGCTAAGCGAAAAAGAACAATATGCAATGAATAAATATATTAGCTCAGATTTCTATGTTGTAAATGAAAAACTAAGAAATGGAATAGATCTAAACGATGATGAAAAAGAAATGGTAAACGACCTAGATAAAGCATTGAACAAAATACCTAGATTTGATGGACTAGTAACGCGTTCATTAGAATTAAATGAAGAACAATTAAATGAATTTCTAAAACAACATGAAATAGGAAATATAATAGAATATCCAGCCTATACATCAACAACAACAGGAGAACGATATAATCGTATAAGCAATGTGGAATTATATATAAATTCAAAAAATGGTAGAGACATAAGAAAATACAACCCTAAGGAACAAGAGATTTTATTCAAAAGAGGTTCACTATTTAGAGTGAAAGAAGCAGAAAAAATAAAAGATACATATCATATTTTGTTGGAGGATATAAATGAAGAATAAAAAAGAGGAAAACAATCCATTTCAAAGTTACAGATGGCATGAAGATGTTGGGGCTAAAGTTGTAAGACATGAAGAAAGTTCAAAAGAAGAAAGAGAAGCAGCTAAAAAGGAATTTGACAAGATTTTGAAAGATAGAGGAATAAAATAAAAAAGCAATAGACATTCGATTGAATGTCTATTTTTATATGTCTTTTTACTTTGTTACAGACGTGAAAGAATAACAAAGGAGCGAGACTTACTCGTTACTCGAAAATAAAAATGGAGGTATTTTATCATGGAAGGACAAGAAAATCAAAACACAAATCAAGTTGTAGGAGGAACTACAACAGACAACACAGGAGCAGTTACTCAGCCTGTTGGAGGACAAGTTAAAACTGAGGTGCCAGTTACTCAGCCTGGAGGAAAAACTGAGGTAAATAATCAAGGACAAGGTTCGCAAGGACCGAGAACCTTTACACAAGAGGAAGTAAATGCAATGTTGGCTAAAGAGAGAAAAAACTTACCAACGGAAGAAGAATTAAAGACATTTAACGACTGGAAGGAAGCACAGAAAACAGAGGAACAGAAAAGACAAGAAGAATTTGCGAAGGCTCAAAAAGTACAGCAAGAAAACGAAGCAAAAGGACAAATGCTTGAGATTATGAAAAAAGGAGTAGATTTTGAGAAAGCAGAATTTATCCAATTCAAATTAAGCAAAATGGATGGGGATTTTACAGAAAATCTTGAAAACTACCTCAAAGAGCATCCAATCGTTGATACACAAAGAGAAACAAAACCAGCAACAACTGGTTTTTCTCAAAACCGTGTAACTGTTGTTACAAACCCAGATAAGGAGTATATGGACAAGAAATATGCCAACAACCCTTATTATAAAAAATAAAAAAGAAAGAAGGTAATATATTATGCCATTATATGGAGAACTTAATGTAGACACTAGATATTCAGCAAGTGTCGAACCAAATTTATATACAGATACGGTGCTAATCCCAGAAGTAACTTATACTGAGGATTATGATATTGGTCCAGCAGGACAAATCATGGTACATAAATTAGATGATGGAGAAGAAGTTAAACCAGGAAAACCAGGAAGAGATTTCAAAGATGAAACACCAAAAGATGATTTAATATCCATCGCTTTCAATAATAATTTCCAAAAGTCTGACAAAATTTATGGTGTTCAAAGTGCAGCAGTGTCATTTGCTTTAGGAGAAATAAAATTAGCAAATGCTTTGAACAAGACTAAACAAGGTAGACAATATTCTGGACTTGCTTGTATGTCAAGTGAAGGAACAGTGCTTGAAGATACTACGACAGTAGTTAAAAACAATGCAGTTAATATCTTAACGGCACTAAGAAAGCAAGTGAAAGATAACCATGGGCAAGCAAACTTCGCTATGGTGTCTACAGATATTTACTCTATTTTGTTAAATATCCTAGGTTTAGCACAAGTGATGGACCCAGCAGTTCAATCTGGACAGTTGATGAAAAGGTTTGGACTAAATATCCTTGAATGTAATTCTTTCGATAAAAAAGCAGCAACATATTACGACCATACCGGAGCAGAAAAAACAGTAGACTTGAGAGGAATTGATTTTATTGTTGGTTACAGTAAAGCAACATCAATCCTAGATAATTTTGAAACATACAGACTAATAGATAGCGAACTCTTCTCAGGAACAAAAGCACAAGTCGAATATAATACAGCATTTAGAGTAAATAGCCCTAAACAACTTATTATTAAAAAACATATTGTAACAGAGTCAACAACTCCAGAAACTCCAGTATCATAGGAGTTGATTTATTATGATAAAACTATACACCGATTACAAGTATTATAGTGAGGAATATAAAGGAACTTTAAGTGAAGACGAGTTTAATAAAGTAGTAACAAGAGCAAGTCAGGAAGTACGAAACAATATCCTAAATAGAGATATTACAGGATATGAAGATGAAGTACAATCAGCAACTTGCTCTGTTGCTGATATTTTATATAAAATCGAACAATTGGAGAGCCACAAATTAAAGTTAACAAGTAATAGTTCAAAAGATAAGATTATTACCAGTGAAAAAGTCGGAGACCTATCAAGGAACTATGCCAAAATTACTAATGTTAAAGAACTAGAGGAAGAAATTTCTAACCAAAAAAGAAAGATCCAGGAGGAAATAGAGAATTATCTATTATTCACAGGATTATTAGATAGAAGGTGTTTATTGTATGGAGGACATATTTAATAAAGATATAAGCATTATAAATAAATATTTTGATAAAACCGAAAAGAAAACAAAATACAAGGTAACACACCTAAAAGGATTTTGGAGTTCTAACAATGGAATATCAATAAATGGAACGCAGCTAACTAAATCAGATGGACTAAGCGCTAACATACTAATTCATGATAGCAGAAATGAGCCATATCAAGAACCGCTAGAATTTGAGAAGGAACAAAAAACATGGACATTAAAGCCAGATGATTATTTAGTAAAAGGTGTTATAAATGATTTTACTTCTATAGGTCAAGTATTAGAGATTTATCAAGAAATATTCAAAATAAAAAATATTGCTAAAAAAGACTATGGAAGTGAAGATATGTGGCACTTTTCCGTAACAGGAGAATGATATGAAGATTGATTATGAGATTGCTTTTAGTAGCATTCAAAAGCAACAAATAGTAGATAAATATGGATTAGAAGGCGGAAGAACACAAAAAGTAATCGATAGTTCGTTTATGAACCTTATGGAGCCATATATGCCTATGGATGATGAGGAACAAATGATAATGTCAATGTATCGTTCTACTAAAGTAGGAAGTGGAGAAATTGATATAAACACTCTTTATGCTCATTACCAGCATGAAGGAGAGAAGTATATAGATCCTAAGTACAAAATAGGAGCATTCCACGATCCAATAAGCGGAAGATTTTGGAGTAGACCAGGAGTAAAAAAAGTGCCAAGTGGACAGAAACTAAACTATCATGGAGGAGCTTTGAGAGGAGATCATTTTGTTGAAAGGATGCTAGCCGACCATTTTGAAGATATTTTAAGTGCGGGACAAAAGGAGATTGATAAATAATGAATGAAGAAAAGAATTTATTAAAAAATGAGGAAACAGCAATTATTGATAAGGTACGAGAATATATAGCAAAATGCCCTTATCTCAAAGAATTTGCAGAATTAAATGTTGAATACTTAGCTGACAAAATTAACACATACTCTATAAATGAAAATACGGGATACAATCCAACATTAAAGATGTTTATTGTTGGAGGAGATATGCAATTCCTATTCACATTTGACAGTAAGTTGCGTTGGAATGAGGATATTCAAAACAATATAGATAATTCAAGGTTTTTTGCAAATTTCAAAAAATGGTTAGAAAGCAACAATAAGAAAAAGATATTTCCAGATGTACCTGGAGCATATAAAATTGGAGCAACGACAAATGGATATATCTTTGCAACAAATTCAAATGAAGCAATTTATCGCATACAATGCTTCTTAAATTATCATGTAGAGGAGTAAGATATGGAAGAAAACCAAAACATAGAAGAAAATGAGATTAACTCATTAAACCAAGAAAATCAAGAAAGTGAGGAAAGTAAAATGCCAGAAATTAAAGAAGAACAACTTGAAAGATTAGACAACACATCACAAGTAGATTTCTTAAATGTAACACCAAAAGCAACTACACCTAAATGGGCTATCATAGGACAAGGAATTGAAGAGATTGAAAACTCTTACGGAGCAAAAACTAAAGATGAACATTGGGTTATCGAGAAAAATGAACGACATTCTGTTGGCGGATACTCATTAAGTTCAGATTATGAGCAAACTGCATTAAAAGGAGACGAGGTATTTGATTATATTGACAACTTAAAGTATTACATGAAAACAGGAACAGATCTTGAAACTGACAAGTTGGAAATAGATAAATACCGAGTGGATGAAACAGGAGAAACTCCGAAATACAGAGCAAGACTTTTCAAAGTTATAATAGTTATAGACAGTGACAGCAGAAAAGGTGGCGAAGATAGTAAAATAAAATATAAAATTCAGCCGCAAGGCGACCCAAAATTCGGAAAAGTTACATTCAATAATGGTGTACCTACTTTTACTGAAGAAACCGCAGCAAGTAATTAAATAAGAAAAAATAGAAGCACTTACTAAGATGTAAGTGTTTCTGTTTTTATTGGAGGAAAAATGGAATATATCACATTAAAAAAGAGAAAAGACATATTGAAATTAGGACTAAAAGATGAAAACGAAAATGTAATAAAAGATGTAGCAGGAAACGAAGTATTTTTAGAGTTTGATTTGGGAGACATCAACTTGCCATTAAAATACAACAAATGTATAAATGCTGTCGATACAGCAAAGAAGAACTTGAAAGGGCAATTCATTATCATAGATAAGAAACCAGACCAAAAAAAAGGAAAGAACAGATTAAGTGCAAATGATGAGGCGAGAGTAAAAGCAGTAAAGCAGTTTTATAAAGACATGGAAATTGCAATGGATATGTTCTTAGGCCAAGGAGGAACAAGAAAATTCTTAAATGGAAAAAGTCCATACTGGGAAATGTGGGATGACATAGATGAAATGTTAAAGCCATACTATGACAAAATGCACTTAACACTTTCAGATATGACAGACCGAATTAAAGAAAAATACAAAGTAAGAGAAAGTGAAGTATTGAAAGATGACTAAATATCCTCAATGCGCCCAAGTAGAGAATAGAATATATAAAATCAACACAGACTTTAGCATTGCACTTCGATGCAACGAAATAGCCGAAAGTGATGTTTCAGATAACGAAAGAGCATTAGCAATTTTATATTTACTGTTTGGCGATGATGCTTTGGATAATCCTCGAGACTGGAACAAACTAATGAATATTGCACTAAAATATCTAAGTTGTGAAAAAGACACACAAGAAGTCGAAAAAAACCAACAAGAAGAAGTGAACATGGATTTTCAGCAAGACTGGAATTACATACAGGCTTCTTTTTTTAGTGATTATCATATTGATTTATCTAAAACCAAAATGCACTGGTATCAATTTTACGATTTATTATGCGGATTGACAGAAAATTGTATATTCAACAGAGTGCGATTTGTTAGAGATTTTGACATATCACAAATCAAGGACAGTAAAGAAAAGAAAAAATGGAAGAAACAAAAAGAGCAAGTAGCGTTAAAGAAAAAATTACATAAGGAACCATACCGTAAGACTTCGGAAGAGAAAAGACTAGACGCACTTTTCAGAGAACAACTAAAAGGAGGTTAGAATGGATGGTTATTTGAAAATAAAAACTAAAATAGACAACTCGGGAATTGACAAAGATGTATCAGAACTAGAAAATAAAATTAAAAAATTACAAAAAGAGAATACAAATAAAAGTAATGAACGAAGTTCATTACAAAACGAAATAAATGAATATGAAAAATTACAGCAACAGGCTGACAAATATAGACAAGAAATTAAAGAACTAACGAAAGAAAAGCAAAATCTATCAACAGGACAAGTTGGTGGACTTAGCAATACTAAAGTACCAGAATATTCAAAAATAAGCCAAGAAATCGATAAAGTTAATGTTAAGTATAAACAGATAACAGCGGAAATCGATAAGCAAGCACCTAAGATTGATAAGGTATATACAAAACTTGCAAGAATAAAAGATAAGCAAACAGAAAACAATACGAAGATAGAGCAATTTAAGAAAAAAATAGAGCAAATTAAACTAGACAAAGTAAGAAAAGAAATGGACACCGTAGGAAATAGTATTCAGTCAAGTATTGGCAAAATCGGGAAAATGGCTATGGCTGTTGTAGGAATAAGGTCTGCATGGATGTTAGTAAGAAGTGCTATGAATGCGGCTAAAGAATATAATCCTCAAATAGTAGCAGATTTTGAGTATATGAGGTATTGTTTAGTAAG